TGGTTCAGGAAAAGTAAGATTTTTAAAGTATGACTTTGATGGCACAGAAAAAATTATGCTTGTTGATGGAGCAGGTAAACCTTACAGATTTGATGGAACTACGTTTGAACAATTAACTGCTTTACCTTCTGATGTATCAGGTGCTAGTTTTATAGTAAACTTTAAGAACCATATTTTCTTCGGTAATGGAAAAAATGTAGCATATACCGCACCTTACAAAGATAATGACTTGACAATTGCTAATGGTGGTGGTATAATTAATGTAACGGATACAATCACAGGTTTAATTGTTTTCCGTGAACAGTTAATTATATTTAGCGAAAGTAGTATAAATGTACTTAATGGTAATAGCGTAGCTGACTTTAATATGCAACCTGTTTCTCGTGACTTAGGTTGTGTAGCTGAAGATACCATTCAAGAAATAGGCGGAGATGTTATATTCTTAGGACCTGATGGTCTAAGATTATTTTCAGCCACAGATAGAATTGGTGACTTTAGTCTTGCTGCTGTATCAAAGACTATACAGGCTGAGATATTAGATTTAATTAATAGTAGCCCTAATGGTTTTTCAAGTACAGTCATTCGTGAGAAAAGTCAATATAGAATATTTGGATATAATACAGGATACACAAATGATGCAGCAAAAGGAATTGGAGCAACTCAGTTAGAAGGTGGTATAGCCTTTAATGATTTACGTGGCTTTAATGCTTTTGTGACTTACAGTGAGTATGATGGGGGTACTGAAAATATATATTTTGGTGCAACTGATGGGTACATATATCGCATGGAACAGGGAAATAGTTTTGATGGAACACCTATACCTGCAACATTTGCGACACCTTTTATTCCTCTAGGTGACCCAAAGGTTCGTAAAACTATATATAAAAGTACAACGTATTTAGATATAAACGGTGAATTTGAACTTAGAAAAACACTTAAATTTGATTTTGACCAGCCTGATTTAATTCAGCCTGATTCAATAACATTATCTAGTAATTCTGCATCTTCTTTCATTTATGGTTCAGGAACTTTTGGAACGTCTTCGTTTGGTGGAAAACAACAAAGTGTTTACGAAGTTCAGACCGTAGGTTCAGGATTTACTGTATCAATTATATATGAGACAGAAGAAACAAATGTAGATACTACATTTACCATAGACGCTGCTACCCTGCAGTATATTACTAACGCTAGGAGATAAAAAAATGGGAACAGGATATACTCGTAACGATACATCTAATAACATTGCCGATGGTAACGTTATTAATGCTTCAGACCTTGATGGAGAGTTTGATGCAGTGCAAGCTGCGTTTAACGGTACAACAGGGCACTCACATGATGGCACTACAGGTGAAGGGCCACAGATTGTTGCAGGAGGAATAGCAAGTAATGCTGTAACAACTGCAAAGATACTAGATGCTAATGTTACACTTGCCAAGATGGCAGCTAACTCTGTAGATAGTGACCAATACGTAGATGGGTCAATAGACAGGGTACATTTAGCTGCTGACATTGTGGATGGAACAAAGATAGCTGATGATTCTATTAATTCTGAACATTACGTAGATGGGTCAATTGATACTGCTCATATAGCTGACTCACAGATAACTGTAGGGAAAATGGCAGCTAACTCTATAGACAGTGACCAATACGTAGATGGTTCAATTGACAGAGTACATCTTGCCGCTGACATTGTAGATGGAACAAAAATAGCAGATGACTCCATTGACTCTGAACACTATGTAGATGGTTCAATAGATACTGCTCACATAGCCAACGATGCCGTTACACTTGGCACTAAAACGGCAGGTAACTACGTAGCAACAATCACTGCAGGAACAGGTATAACAGGTTCATCTTCTAGTGAAGGTGGTACACCTACAATTGCTCTAGCCGCAGCAGGTGCAGGTGCAGCTACTTATGGTTCAACAAGTGATGATACTAAAATTGATACTATAACCCTTGATGCTTATGGTCGTGTAACAGCAGTTGCTACAGGTGCTACAGGTGATATCACAGGTGTTACTGCAGGTACAAACCTTACAGGAGGTGGTACAAGCGGTACAGTCACAATTAACATGGCTACGGGTGGTGCAGGTGCGGCTACTTACGGTTCAACAGACGATGGAACAAAGATAGATACGATTACCTTAGATGCTTATGGAAGAGTCACAGCAGTAGCTACTGGTGCTACAATGGATAGGTGGATACTTGAAGATGGTGATGGCACAGAAGTAACAATTACAAATGATAAAGAAGTAAAGTTTGTTGAAGGTGGTGGTGTTGACATTAACTGGACAGATACTGACCCGGGTTCAGATGCAGACCCATACGACTTAACATTTACAATAAACACAAGTGTTACAGCAGGTAATGGACTTACAGGTGGTGGACAGTTAAATGCTTCAAGAACACTTAACGTAGGTGCAGGTACAGGTATTGATGTAGCAGCAGATTCTATTGCAGTTGATGTGTCAGACTTTATGTCTAACGGTTCTAACAATAGAGTTGTAACTGCTACAGGTACTGATGCTATGAATGCAGAAGCCAATATGACTTTTGATGGTTCAACTTTAAACGTTAGTGGTGCTGCTTACATAACTGGTAATATAGGCAGGGATACTACTGACTACATTTCATTTTCAAATAATGCTTATATGAATGTAACTATAAATGGAAGTAATGAGTTTAGATTTGAAGCAGATGGTGACTTCCATGCAGATGGTGACGTAATTGCTTTCTCAACAACTGTGTCAGACGAAAGACTGAAAACAGATATTGAGAAGATAGAAAATGCTACTGACAAAGTAAGTCAGCTAAATGGTTACACATTCACATACAAAGCAGATGGTAAGAAATCAGCAGGTGTAATTGCACAAGAAGTAGAAAAGGTTCTACCAAGTGCAGTAAGTGAGAAAGAGTTACCGTTGAAGATGAATGATGGTGTAGCATATAAGACTGTACAGTACGACCAAATCATAGGTCTGCTAATTGAGTCAATCAAAGAACTCAAGCAAGAAATAAATGAATTAAAAGGAGCTTAGTAAATGGCACTTCCTAGTTCTGGTCAAATTAGTTTAAATGATATTGCAACCGAGTTTGGTGGGTCTGCTCCCCATGCTTTATCCGAATACTACAGCAAAGGTAATGCACCTGCTTCAGGTGAGATACAGATAGCCGCAGATTTTTATGGTACATCCAACACATATGGCATTAACTTCTTAGTTGTGGCAGGTGGTGGTGGTAGTGGTCACTCATTATCTGGGGCAGGAGGTGGTGCAGGAGGTTTCCGAACATCCACACAAGATGTTGCTGTTGGTACAACAATAACCTGTACTGTCGGTGCAGGGGGTGGTGCTAGCACTAGTAATTCAAACGCAGGTAATGGTGGTAACTCATCTATATCAGGCTCTGGAATGACCACAATTACAAGTGCAGGTGGTGGTTATGGTGGTACTAACCAAAGTTCTTTAGGGTTTATAGGTGGTGATGGTGGCTCTGGAGGTGGAACAACTCAATTTGAGCCGGGTGCTGGCGGTCAAGGTAACGTTCCTGCAGTATCCCCTAGTCAAGGAAATAATGGTGGTACAGGTGCTGGAACTTCTAGTCCTAACTCAGGTCAAGGTGGAGGAGGAGGTGGTGCAAGCCAAGTAGGAACTCCAGGAACTAATACTTCTGGTAATAGTGCAGATGGTGGGGATGGTTCTGCTTCATCTATTACTGGTTCTTCTGTTACCTACGCAGGTGGTGGAGGTGGAGCAGGAAGAGGTGGTGTTATAGATGGTCTTGGTGGTGCAGGAGGTGGAGGAAACGCTTCTAATGGCACTGGCTCAAATGGCACAGCCAATCGTGGTGGAGGTGGAGGTGGTTCTGGTAGTGGCACTGGTGCTTCTGGTGGTTCAGGAATTGTTATACTAAGTGTTCCTACTGCAAAGTATTCTGGTACTACTACAGGTTCTCCAACTGTTAATACAAGTGGCAGTAATACTATAATGCAATTTACAGGTTCAGGGAGTTACACAGCATAATGGCACATTTCGCAAAAATAGGAACAAACAATGTTGTTGAAGAAGTATTGACTGTTAATAATTCAGTATTGCTAGATAGTGATGGTGTTGAACAAGAACAGTTAGGGATTGATTTTTTAACAACTTTAACTGGTCATTCTAATTGGAAAAAAACGAGTTATAACACGATAGCAGGAGTGCATAATAACAATGGAACTCCATTTAGAAAAAACTATGCAGTAGTTGGGTATACTTATGATGCAACAAGAGATGCTTTTGTACAACCAAAACTTTTTGCTTCTTGGGTACTAAATGAAACTACTTGTCAATGGGATGCTCCATTGAGCTTACCTAGTGATGCTAGTGA